TTCCTAAAGCATTTTTGTTTCCAAGCATTTTTTGGCGCATTAATTCTGATTTTTTAGTGCCAATTAAAGTATTTCTTATGCTTTCTTTTTCGGATTCAGGTCTAATTCTTCCAGATAAACCGCCGCCACCATCCGTAAGATTACAAAGTTTGTTTCCAGCTATTTTAAATTCATTTATCCAAAATTTTTCTCGTATGTTGGCTTCATCTGAAGTTAAATTATCTTCAATGATTTCAGAAAAAAATCCATGTTTTGCAACAATGTGATTCCAATGAGGATTTCTATTTCGTTTATTTGTGCATCTGTTTCCCGTTCCACGACCAACATAAAACACACTATTGTCAGTGGTTTTTGTGTGGGCATAAATGTAAAAACGGTTCATATGCGTTGTGCCTTGCCTTCTAGCGGGGTAAATCTACGGGCGGTAAAGTTGTTTGACCGGCTTACCACAGATTCTCCATGACCTTGAATTAAGGCGAGTATACCAATACGGGCAGAATCAATGTGATCGTCAGGATCGGAAAACTTGCCATTTTCGTCAATTGCGTAATTTCTGGCCTCGTCAAGAAACTGGACGCAGGACTCGTTAATCATAAAAGTCTGTCGTTCCATACCCATTCGCATTACGTTTATTCCGTAGGCTTTATGGTTAGTTACCTTACCTTGATCGTTGGGCGGGTTCAAAATAGCACCGGCAATACAGTTCAAGTTATAACTGTCTTCAAATACCTCACGGACAGATTGTTCTGTCAAAGTATATCTGCCAGCGGTAGCAGCATCGTGGGGAAGAGCAATAGGAACATTTCTGGATTCCCGATCCAGTAAATAGTGGACATACTCGTCAGGAGTTTCTCCCTTGTCAACAGTAACTTGTCGGTGCAAGTAGATAATCTGGTCAACAGGGTCCCTGAAGAAAAACGAAATAACTGTAGGGTCATTTTTAATCCCCAAGTCAAATGATATCAATCGTTCTAAATTATCGTTTTCACGAAGATTGATGTCGGTAGATTTATAAGTAGGCCATTTTAACAATGGGAATACTACACCTTTTCCGACCAAAGGTATACCATTCATACGGCATTCCCTTTCCCAAGGCATAAAGTCTCGGGCCAATTGCTCTCGCTCTTTCTTGGAAAAGAATACCTCGCCCCATTCGTTCTCGTAGGGAATATCGTCCCAGGTTACCCGAACATGACAGTAACCCTCAACGTTGTCCCAGAACTTGCGGACTAGTCCTGAGAGTCCTTTAAGCGGGGTAAATGAGCAAATGACTTGTCCATCCCTAGCAGCCGTCCGGACAACAAGTTCGGAGAAGGTTTCGTCTGGTGGTTGTTCGTCCAGGACAACGAGGTCAAGTTCAAAACCTTGCAGGTGACGGACTTGTTGGGTGTAGTTGGAGAAATAGAGTTTGGACTTTCCCCCAGAGATGTGCCAGACTTCAATAGCCAGCACGTTCGCTCCGTCCGTTCGTATGGATTTTTCATCAATGGCATCCCTTGGAATTGACCCAGAACCTAGCTTGTAAGACTGCTTAATATCATCACAGCCCAGCAGTTTGGACTGTAGCGTTTTTGCAACTTGTTCCCAGGATTCACCTGCCGCCATAGCAATAATTGGCTTGTCCCAGCGTTTTCCCTTCCAGTCATCAGGGTATTTGCCGGTCAAGTGGTAGGCTGTTTCGTAAGTAGACGCAATGGTTTTACCGGCACGATTGGCAGCAATCATTCCACGGCGGGAGAAGTTTGCACCGGTTTCAAAGAACTTCTTTTGGTAGTCAAAGGGCTTGAACCACTTGATAGCATTGAACTGCATATCATAGGCAATCTTATCCCTGGCTCGGTGCATGGATCGCAGTTGGTCAGCATCCAAATACTTAATGTATTGTTTGCCACCAGCAAGTTTAACCAGGTGCTTTAAAGCTCGGTTTTTGTAGACCGGTAAGATGTAATCACTGGCTTCACTCTTTGCCATAGCGATCTCGTATCTCTAGAAAAATTTGTGCTGCACAGGCCAAATAATAAACATCCTCTGGCAAAAGTTTGTGCGTAGATTGGAGGTCTTTTTGTAGCCACTCCAAACTCTTTCTTGCACAAACCTCTGCTTGAGAGGATAGTCTTTCATTGAAGACTGAATGGATATTTTCCATTACGCCCAGGGATCAGCAATGTTCTTCTGAGAAATACTAACGATGTCTCGGTCAATCAGATTCCAGACACCACCGCCCTTTTCACCAATCAGATAGGTATACAGACCACGGCCCTTTTCGCTAAAGGTTCCGTCAGGACGGCGCATAACCAGTTCTTCAGTACGGGGATCAATCCAGCTAATACGCTCTGGAGTAGGTTGTCCATACTTATTCATACGAGTGCCGATAGACACTTGCTCGAGGGGACCCATTACTTGGTAAGTAATCAGGCCGTTCTCGTATTTACGGAAGTTAATTCCAACCTTCTTGTCCGATTGCGGATCAAGAGGGTGAGGCATATTAGTAGCCCCAAAGAAGTGAACTTGCGACTCAGGATCAGGCAGGTCTTTATTACGGGGAGGGAGAACCCGAATATCGTCAACAGGAACCAATTCCTTTTTGTCAACATAAGGGTTCTCGTCCGTCATGAACTCAGCAGGGACTTTCTTCCCTTCCAAGGCTGTCTTAGCGACCATGTACTGGTCTTCTTTAGGTTTGCCAATAAGGTCAAGAGAAATCCCAGTTTTGTCATAGACGAATTGGGATAACTCTTTAGCCGTGGGTAAATCCGCTTTCAAAGAAGCGATGTCATACGTTGCCATACTATTGCCTTTCTATACTCTTGCTGGGACTGACGGGGTTTTAAACTTACCGCCTTTACTTACGTTATTGGTTGTTTGGTCAGACAAATGACGAACTGTAAAGGCTTCACGGACTGCGCTTGCAACAGACTCACGGCGACTGTCATCAGCCGAGCGTCCTTCCAGCTTGTCATTAATGCCTTTGGTCAAGCCCTTGCTCATTTGCTTACCACCAGAGATTACTTTGCCGTACATAATATTCTCACTTCAAAAAAGAAGAGTTTTTCAAATAGCCATCATTCTTAATCAGGCCAGCATAACCTTCAGGCTTGCTCAATTGGACTTTCTGATGGCGACCAGTAATTGAGCCACCGGCAGATGGAGGACCTTGGTGATCTGCACAATACATTACCGAACCCTTGGGATTAGTAATGGCGGTAACACCAACATTGCTTTTAGGCGGTTTGTTAGATTTATTGCCAACACGATTAGGCGATTGAGCCATCAGTGTAGGGGCGCTGTTGCCAGATGTATAACTCATTTTGAGCCTTTCCGTTTATTTTCTGCGTCACGTTTAATTTGGTACGCAATAGCCACTGCCTGGTCCTTTGGCTTTCCAGCCTTAATCTCAGTAGCAATGTTCTTACCTACCGCTTTCTTGGATTTCGATTTAACCAGTGGCATTTTATACCTTCCTAAGTGAATTCATAAAGTCTTCCAGAGCCATATCAGCATCAATCTCTTCTTCCTTATTGATATTCTGAACGTGTTCTATGGAAATTATAGGCGCTCTAGACGATTCAAAGGTAGCCAGCTTTTCAGCAATCTTGGATTTCTGCTGAATATCCAGTTCGTCAGATTGCATGGCCTCAATCAAAACCTCCATTGCCGTCTTCAAAGGAGGAAACCCCTTGGCAACGTGTTCGTCATTAAGGCGGTTAAACAACGCCCCATATTCCGTTACCCTGTTAACAATAGACTTAGGCCGTCCATTAGGATTACCGCTTGGTCTAGGCTCTACTCTACCAGTAGCCAAACCCATAGCCCGTTTCTCTGCTTTCTTCTTGGCAGCACGAGCCCTGCTATCAGCCTTTTTAGCCTCAGAGGATACATGACTACCCTCTGGTCTTATTTCGTCAAGCATTTAATTCCTTCCTCAGTCCGTATCCAAGCATAAGACCCATTTACGATAAATCCACGTTTCTTGTGAATCTTCATAAACACCTCATGCTCCGGACGAATACTAGTTGAACAAATAACGGGAACCCCATTACTGTACGCCCATAGTATATGTTGGTCAATCATTTCGTTTATTAAACGTATTTTAACCCTAGGACTTAATTTGTGGTCAACATGGTGGAACTTAGCATTGGATATCTCCTCCGTAGAGTAAGTCGTATACCCATACCTGTCAAACCAACAGTACCCCACCATCTTCCCCTGGTCCCGACAAACCGCAAGGAACTCCTTACTCCTGTCGAACAACTGTAGGGTAGACACCATAGTCACATTCTTACGGAACAAGTCCTTGCTCTTCTGTAGTACTTCCCCAGTATCCACAAAGTATTCGTCAGCCATCTCTACGATTTCTTCCACATCCCTTAACGGGTGAGCCAATGTCCATTCCATAGCGATTCCTTTTCGCAATTATACGTTGAAAAAGTTTTTATAGAAATTTTGGGAATGGGTGATAGGGCCCCCCTCTTCTGAACC